TGTGTGGCGCGGGTCAAACATTGCATTTAACGTTGAAAGTATTGGCGATGGCGAAACGTCGCCCGGTGCGTGGGCTGCTATTGCCAATACGATGTTATGCACAGTGCGGTAAATTATAAACAACTGAAAATAAAATAAACAACTATGCAATATTCTCCGAAACTTAAAAAAGCAATGGAAGAAATAAAGGATATTTTAAATAAGAATGACATCGCTGGTTTTATTGTTCTTCATACTCCTGGATATTCTGAATACTTAAACCATGTTCAAACATCTTATTCTTGCGCAACTGTTTTGCCTGAAGGTGTAAGACTGCGATTGAAACAAAGTGAAGTTGGTAAAGAAAAAGCTATGCAGTTAGCCAATGATACTTATAACATGGTAACTCATTTAACTAATGCTATTGCAGCCAATGCCGAAATGTATCTTGATTGCCACGAACAATTAAAGAAAAAATGGGATGGTAAATCTTTTGATGGCGGTCATACTTCACATTCACAACAAAACAATTAAGAATGCTACCAACAACATTTGAAGGCTCAAACTTTGTCTTTACCAAGCCTAAAGACATGACCGATGAAGAATGCAGCGACTTGCCTGTTTTTAAAGGTCAAACGACAGATGGCTTTCCAGTCATTATTTCTTGCTGGAAATTTTCAAAAGAAGATTTGGAAGAAATACAAAAGACCGGTTTCATTTACTTGTTAATTACAGGTCATGGAATGCCGCCCGTGTCATTGTTTACAGAAAACCCATTTAGCAAGGTGTCGCTGTAGCATTGTGCATAACGGTAAAAGTATTTGCGAAGGCTGCCAACACGCACTTGCCTTACATATACTTTAACGGCAGATTTTGCAAATACACCTGTTATATGCCGCCTTTTTGTCAAGAAGATAAAAATATTTTTAAAAAAGTTTACGAAATTGAATAATATTTATTAATTTTGTTTACGAAATTAAATTTTATGGTAAAAACAGATTTGAGACATAGTAATAATACGAAGGCAAATAAAAATCTTCATTTGGAAATGGATTTATGGATTGCTTTTATAGAAAATAACAGAGAGAAAATACTTATAGGAACTGCAATAAGTAAAGGAAGAATCCACGAACATATTTATACGCTTTATTATTTCCCGAATGAACATTGCAAATCATTACCATTTTTAGTTAATTATACCTGTGGCAACGATTGGGATTGTGCGAGATTTGAAACGATTCAGCAAGCAAAATATTATGTAAAAAAAAGCGATTGGACAGCAAAATGGCAAAGAAAAAGAAAATAAATAATCCTAAAGGTGCTGGTAGAAAGGCAAAATTCAATGAAGTTACTACAGTTGTTTCCCGTCGTGTTCCAAAGTCAAAAAAACAAGAATTTGAAAATTATGTTGATGCTAAACTTGCGGAGTGGTCGCAAGGTGGCATATAACGGTTCGGTATTACTGCCGTTTAGTGTCGGAAAGTGCGGCGGCAATGGCAGTAATACAATGTTGCATGCAGTTGCGGATAAATTGATAAATTATGAATAATAGAGAACAGTTTAATTTTTATAAAGAAAACGGCTTTATAGAATTAACAGAAGAAAAAAATATTGAGCACATAGTTAATGCACTTATAAAAGCATTATATATACCTGTGCATGGTTTTGATGGATTTGATAAAGTTGATGAGGAAAGAATTAAGCACTTTGAAATTGATGATAGCGAACCTATTAATTGGGGCGATTTAAAATGTTGCAGTGTCGAAAAGATGGCTGAAAATAGCTATGCTGAATATGAAGTTATAATTGATGAAGCTGCGCCTGGTGAATGTCAAACTTTTTGTGATTATATACAAAAATATATGAATGGACAAGGATGGTCTGTGCATGTAGAAACCGAATGGTAGCAATTACATGCAACGTTGGGGCGGCTTTGCGAAGGCCGCATGAACAACTAACGCATAAACACTGTATCGCGGCTTTACGCAAAACCGCTTGTTAAATGCAGTGTTTGTGAGTGTGGGATTAAAGAACGAAAACATTTTTTATATGAATAGAGAAATAAAATTTAGAGGCTGGTCTATCACAGAAAAAAAATGGGTATATGGCAGCTTGAATATTTATATCAATGGTAAAAACAGACATTTAATTACAAACTTTGAAGGGCTGCAATCTTGGACTATATCTTCTGATTCAATAGGGCAATACACCGGCCTAAACGATAAGAACGGCAAAGAGATTTATGAGGGCGATATTTTAAATATTGTGTGGCCAGAAGAAAAAGAGGAGGATATAATAATATCAGAAGAAATAGACGAAACAAAACCGGTTGATTTTGCTGAAGGTCAATTTCAGGTAGATGGTTACCCGTTATATGTATGCTATGACATTTCCGAAATTGTAGGAAGTATTTACGAAATGCCAACATCCTACGGAGCGTGATGTGTGGCGCGGGTCAAACATTGCATTTAACGTATCAGGGCTTAACGCTGTGGCACATGATATGTTTCAAATTACAGCGTTGGGTCGTGCCATAGCGGTAAACCCATTGTTATAATGCCGTTTTACGCACGGCTGAATTTGATAAACTTAAAATAAATAATATGGGCAACAAATTAAAAGGTGAATACGAATCAGCAAACTTATCACCTACTGTTTTAACATTAGAAACTTTAAATGAACAAAGAGCAAAAACAGGAAATTTATATGCAGAAGCCCTTTTCGATTTCTGTAAATTTCTTGGTAACAAAGGGTATCATATTAATGGTTATGATGACAAACAATTGGCATCTGTTATTGAAAAATTTCTTAATCAATCTGAGCCTGAATTATGCGATTATTGTGGGTATGAAGTACCGAATCACGAAGAAGGATGTAAAGTTTTTAAATCAAACATTAAATGAATGAAAGAGTTAATTGAACTTTTTAAAAACAAAAAAGAAGGTGCTGAAAAAGAGGCAAAAAGACTTGCTGCTAATAGTTGTTATGAACTTGCTGGATTTTATTCGGCACAAGCTAAAGCGTTTGATTTCTGCCTACAAGAATTGCTTTCAAAAAGCAATGAAATGGAAAGTCTTTTAAAAGAATATGAAGAATGGGAAGCTATGTTAATTGCTGATAATGCAATGTGGTGGCCTTATGTTGATAAAGATAGAATTTCCGGTAAAACGTATGACAAGATGCTTGAATTACAGGAAAAGCGTAATAATATTTTGAACATGCAGCCTGCGCCGTCAGCGCAGTAGAAGCGTGGGCAAAATGGCTTATAACGGTTAACTCATTGGCGATGCCGCAATGAACGAGCGACCATCCGCAGGATGTGTCGCGGTATTGCCAATACGATGTTACCTGCATACTGCGGGCAATTTATAAACTATAAAAAATAAAATATGCAAAAAGTAAGTCATTATGAAGTTTTGAAGAAAGAACTTCTCGAAGATTTGGGCTTTCAGGAGATTGTCAATGATTTTCACGGCAATATTGATTACAACTTTGAAGAAGGATATTTTCATCCTTGTTTAGACCCAAAAAATTTAATTCTTATTTACTGCAAAGATTGGGGCTATGCTTTTCGTCAGCGAAAAAATGCAATTACTCACATCGGTAAAATGTATTCACTGGATGATTTAATTAACGGTTTCAAATTCGTTACCGTTGATTACGATGTTTTGACTTGGAACGATGGTAGCAGTTGCAGGTAACGTTGAAGCATTGCTGTCACGGTGGGTATTTGAAAAACTAAAGTTGAAAACTTGATGCAGAACAATTTATTTACTGATGATGAGGGCTTATTCGTCGCCCCCGCTGGCAGCAATGCAATGTTACCGGCTGCTGCGGTGCGAAAAGGAATAGGTTCTCACCAGTCAGCGAAGATGTTGAAAGATGAATGGCTAACACCACCGCATATTTTGAAAGCATTAGGTGAATTTGATTTAGATCCATGCAGCCCAATTGAAAGGCCGTGGGCAACTGCAAAGTATCACTACACAATTTTAGATGATGGATTAAAACAGGAATGGTTTGGTCGTGTGTGGTGTAACCCGCCTTATGGCTTAGAGGCTGCAAACTGGTTAAATAAATTGGCAGATCATGGCAACGGCATTGCTTTGATTTTTGCCCGAACTGAGACAAAGATGTTTTTTGAACACGTTTGGAATAAAGCTGATGCAATCCTGTTTCTTGAAGGAAGGTTATACTTCCACTATGTATGCGGTGAAGTTGCAAAAGCAAATGCCGGTGCTCCTTCCGTTCTTGTCGCCTACGGTAAAAACAATGTTGAAGGTCTTAAACAGTCTGCAATACCTGGTCGAATTATAGAACTGTAGCAGTTGCCGGTAACGTTTGTATTTCTGATATGCAAAACATTCAAATAATTGAAAAGCAAAATGGTAATTACAGGCTACTTATTAATGGCATAGAATGTTTGTTTATCCCTTTGGATTTGTTCACAACAGGATTAATGCCGGTTAAAAGAACGCAGGTAAATAACTCCCTCGGCTGGTATGTAAACAGAAAATTTGTAAGCTATAAGCAGATCAAAAAAGCGATCATTAATAAAAAACCCGGCGCCATGAATAGCAACCGGGCACAAAAAATATGAACCGCAAAGATAAATACTTTTACCTTTATGCAGTAAAACCGATCGGGCTAAAACCTGGTAAGGTTTTTTTTGTATATACGCGTTTATGAATTTAAAGCCCTTTAGCACTTTAAATTTTATAAACAATGTTCGGGCTAATCAGTAAAACAAAGGCAGCGACTTTCTTTGCCAATACGCTTAAACAAATTGCTTTAAGTTCTTACACAATACCAACAACCGGGCTTTTGGTTTATGGCACCGGCAACCCTTATGCACAAATACAGGCTTATGTAAACCTGGATGATCTTTACGCTATCGTAAACAAAATTGACAGTTGCTGCAAACAAATTCCGCTGTTTGTTTATAATGTTACCGACGAAAAAAAATTCAGGCAATACCGGCTGATTGCAAAGAAGATACGTAATAGCAAAAATTATTCACGCAAAGCAATTAATGATCTTCAGGAATTACAATACAAGTCTTTGGAAATTGCGGGCGATGGCGATCCGCTGCAGATGTTGATCGATACGCCAAACCAAACAGAAAGCAAAGATGAATTTTACAGCGCCCTTTATACGTTCCCGCTGTTAACCGGCAATGATTACATAGTGATGAACAAATATAAAGTTGGCATTGATGAAGGCAAGCCTTATGAAATGTTCCACATTAACCCGGCCTTTGTTGAAATAATACCGTCAAACACTTTGCCGCGGTCAATAACGCAGTATATCTATTCGCTTTATACCTACAATATGACCTTTGAAAACACGGATATTTTACACCGCAAATATTTTAATCCTGTTTATAGTTATTCCGGGCAGGAGCTTTACGGGCTTTCGCCGCTGCAGGCTGCATTACCATTATTGAACCAAATAAAGAATGAGCGCGATTATGCCGTTAGATCATTGATGAACGCCGGGGCTGAAGGTTTTTTAAATAATGAAGATGCTGAATTTGATGTTGAAACATTTGGCAGCGTTAAGAACGATATTTTAAAAGAGTTAGGGGCGACGCGCGACCGAAACGGGAGTAATTTAAACGCGAAAAAATTAGCGGTTTTATTAGGCAAATGGAAATATAATCAGATCGGCATTAACCCGGCCGATATGGAATTAAACGAACAAAGCAAAATATCGTTTAAAAAGCTTTGCAATATTTACGGCGTTTCAGACAGGCTATTTAATAACGACGCTACGGGCAGCGAAGTTTCAATAGATCGTATGTTAAGAGACGCTTTTATGTCGGTTGCTATTCCTGAAGTTGCCGCCGTTTGCGATCTGTTTAACCGCGGTTTAACGCCTTATTTCAACGACGGCAAAACCGAAAAGTTTATTGATTACGACATAACCGACGTAACGCAAATTCAGGAAGATATTAACAGCGTAATTACCCGGTTTAGCAACGCCCCGGCATTTCGGGTTAACGATCTTTTTGAAGCCACTGGATGGGGCAGGTTAGATGATCCAAACGCGGACGTTGTTTTGGTTAAACAAGGTTATGAAACCTTAAGCGATGCAACAAGCACGTTTAACGCGGATCTTACCGCTTTAGACAATGCCGGCCTAAATAATTACAATAAACCAGGGCAATGATGAATAGTAAAGATGGGGGCGGCCCGGCGCAAAAAGTAAAGCTTTCAGTTGAAGTATTAACGGCAGATATAGTGGACGCATTGTTGCCATTTAATGATAATGATGCCCATAATATGAAACAATATTTTGCAAAGACACGCACCCGCGAACAATTACAGGAAATAATAAAAACGTTTATCAATGATCCTTATAAAGCCTACAGTTTTCAATTTGATTAAGTTTTTATTGATCGCTGTTTTGTTCATGCAGCTTGCAAGCGCTTGCAATGCTTTACGATTAACCTTTTAAAAAATGAACGGTAACAAGATTTGGAAGCAATACAATGTTTTTCATAAACGCAAAACGGCGCAACATACGCCGGACGTTTATAAGGCTTTGCAAGGGCAAATAAAATATTATGCTGATACCAGGGACATAAATAACCTGCCTATTGCGGGGGTAGCTGAAGCAATTAAAAACATTTATGTTGATGCCGGTCCATTATACGCTCATTTAACTTACTTAAACGTTTTGCGCGATGCAGGTTTAAAGAAAGCCTTTATACTTGGTTATGATTTAAAAACACGAATGCCGGTAAATTTCAATCAACATTTTGTGGATGCCATGCTTTCATTTTTTCATCTTGATTTTTTGAACACCGCGAACGATATAACGCAAACAACAAAAGATCAAATACAAAATTCTATTGAAAATGGGTTAAATGACGGTGAAGATTTAGACTATATTATTAACGGCATAATGACAAGCGACATAACAAAGAACCGCGCCGCTTTAATTGCCCGTACTGAAGTTGCAAAGGCAAGTAATTACGGCGAACAGGTAGGTACGGATAAGACAGGATTACAAACACAAAAGGAATGGTTAAGCGTGCGCGATAATAGAACGCGGTTAGATCATTTGGCTTGTGATGGGCAGATAGTTGCCGACGGGCAACCGTTCGATGTTGGCCTGGAACATTTCAAAATGGATAGGCCCGGGGCAAGTGTTGGCGCTGATGGCCGCGCAATACCGGCAAAAGAAATATGCAATTGCAGATGTACAATCGGGCGGCATGTTGAACGCGACGGGCGTGGCGTGCCTGTAATGAAACCAGGGCGCGAAGATTTGTTTTAAATGAAAATCCTGTTAATGATATTGATCCTGTTTTTTGTTTCATGTAAAACATTATTGATAAACGATCGTACCGTTGAACATATAGATAGCGTATCTGTAAAAACTTATGTGCGCGACAGCTTCACAAAAGACACGGTGCGTTACACAAAAAATTATACTAAATTTTCGTCAAACCCGCCGCAATTGTTGGGCAAGTGGTATCAAATAGCGGGCCTTGCAATTGTTGCCTTACTGATTGTATTAATACTTAAAAAGTAATACGTTGCCTGCAATTACTTACACGCCCGTTTTTATAGCCAACAAGGCCGCTTTTGAGGCTTTGGAATATGACACTACTAAAAAAGAATATTATCATAAACACCGCGTTATAGCCAACGAAGGCAGCACACGAAGCAGTAAAACATTTTCCGAAATTCAGTTGGTTTGCTGGATAGCCAGGCACCCGGAAATTTACGGCACAAAAGAAATTTCAATTGTTTCGCCTTCATTGCCACATTTAAAAAAAGGTGCACGCAAAGATTTTTTACAGATAGCAGGCGATTGGAAATTTTTTAATGAAGATCATTTTAACAGGACCGACAACATTTACTACGTTAACGGCGGGCCATCTTACATTGAATTTTTTGGGGCAGAAAATAACGGCAAGGTGCGCGGTCCCGGCCGCGATATTCTTATAATGAATGAAGCAAACCTGGTCGGTTATGACGTTTATAAACAACTTGCTTTAAGAACAAAAGAAATAATCTTTTTGGATTACAACCCGGCTGATGAGTTTTCATGGGTTTATACTGAAGCCGATAAACCGGGTAACAAAAAAATACATTCCACCTACCTAAACAATAAAGGCAATTTAACCCGTGCGCAAATTGAAGAAATTGAAAGCTTAAAAGATGCTGACATTAATTTATGGAATGTTTACGGTTTAGGATTGCGCGGCACGTCACAAGATACCATTTACACGCATTATAAGTTGATCGATCAATTACCGCGCCGCGGTGAAATTATCTACGGGCAAGACTTCGGTTATAATGTTGCGAGCGCATTGATTGAAATTGAAATATTTGATAATAAACTTTACTGGAATGAAATTATTTATGAAACCAAATTAACGACGGCGGATCTTATTGAGCGATATAAAAATTTAAACATTTCAAAACGCACCGAAATATTTTGCGATGCTGCAGAACCTAAAACGATTGAAGAAATAAAGCGCGCCGGTTATAATGCAAAGGCGGCGGCAAAAGAAGTGTTTGAAGGCATAAGGAAAGTAAAATCAATGCCGTTATATGTTACACGTGGAAGCACCAATTTGCTGAAGGAAATTAAGAGCTACAAATGGAAAACAAAAGAAGAAAACGGCGTTACCAGGGCAATTGATGAACCCGTTAAATTCAATGATCACGCGTTGGATGCCGGCCGTTATGCAACGTTTACCAAATTAGGCAAAGCGAAAAAATATTTTGGCGTTTTGCATTTACCTGATCTAGAATAAAAAAAACAACCGATATGAAAACACTTACTTTTTTTTTATTAATTTGTTTAGTGGCCTGTAAAAATCAAACGAATTTCCCTACTGCGGAAAATCAGTTTGGCACCTGGGCGATAGGCAGCATTAAAACGAGAAACTGGTTTAACATTTATAAGCCTTACCACATCGACGGCTATCAGGTCTATTTTAATTGGTCTGAAATAGAGCCCACGCAGGATAATTATAACTGGGCCGCCATCGACGAAGATTTAAAGGCAGTGGCGGACGTTAATATCTTTTCAGCATTGCAGATACAGGTCGGGCAGAACTGCCCTGAATGGATATTTACGAACGTGCCGAAAGTTTATACCGCTGGCGGCAACGATAACGGCCCTTATCCATATTATTTTGACGAGTACTATAAAACCCGATATTTCCTCCTGCTTAAGAAAGTCGCAGATCATTTAAACAATCTACCAACCGCTACTCAAGCCCATTTCGTTTATTGGCAAATCGCTGAAGGTAGCACCGGTGATGAGCAGCCCTACAAAGGCACACCACTTGACGACCTCTATAACATAGACTTTTACGACTGGCAAAACTTTAAGCTGGCGGTATGGGACTCCGTAGAGCTTTACGCAGGAGCTAATAAGAAATATAAATTTTTATTTAACGATGGCAACGACGGCACAAACGTGCAATATGTAGATCAACATTTCCCGCATGACTTTCACAAAGACGGCTTTCTTTCGCACTCTTATTCATTCAATGGCGAAGCACTCTACCATGACAGGCAATACTTAAACATAAACGACTCGATAACCGATAACAGGGGCAGGGGCGAAATACAAGACATTTACGACGAGCCCTGGTGGAGCTTCGCTCCGGTTAAGCAGGCCTTTGCCCTTTCCTGTTCAGCCGCCGCAAATGGCTTAGATATGCTGAACTTAACCCCCGGTTATATCAATTCAATTAATAACGATACCCGGCCAGCCGATTTTTTTGACCGCTATGCCGGTTATCGACACGCGCAGAACAGTAAACGCGGTTTTATAGCTTTAAGAGACTGTCCAGATTTTGCCGATTCTATCCGGTTTCCGGCCGCCCAATATGGGGCTGTTATTGATCCCGCCAAAAAGCGAAGGTTTGACAACCGGATCAACGCGATATGGGCAAACAGAAATGATTCAGTTATACGCAAGCAATGGTTAACCATGCAGACTTATGTTATATATCTCAATCCCGCGCGCGTTGAAAATATAGCAGTAAAATTTCATCAACTGGGTGCAGAGTATGATGAGCGCGATTTTTACCATAATGATTTTGGCGTGTATATGAATAAGAACTGGAGCAAGTTTATAACACAATACAACCCGGACAGCACCTCTTACGGCGCGTGGCGTTTGGGCGATGACAGTTGCATTTACGGGCGGTATGCCAGGTATCCTACTATCACAAACGGCAAAGGCGGTATGTATTTTTCCATAGATGATTCGTTGATAAAGCCAAAAGATAAATTTACAATAACCGTTACTTATTACGATAACGGTAATGGGCAATGGGCGCTTAATTGTTCAAATCAAAGCCTGCAGGTAACAAACACCAACACAAACGAATGGTTGCAAAGAATATTAACCGTTAACTCTTATAAACCAAATTCCGTGTTTAATGGCCGTGCGGATTTTGCATTGCGTTATCAGGGTGGAGATAATACAGCATTCACATTAATAGAGATAAAAAACGAAAAACAATAAAACAGTAATTAACTGGCTTTTTGTTGTACAATTGTTGTACACAAAAAAAATCAAGGAGTTACTTTTTTATCGTAACTCCTTGATTTTCTGGTGACCCCGTCAGGATTCAAACCTGAAACCTTTTGATCCGTAGTCAATTTTTTTATGTTTTAATTGATTTTGATTGTTTTTAATTAACTTTGTAATGTTCATTGAAAATCAGGCAGTTATTAACGTATATCGGCATTTGATTGATAATCAAAAGCATAGTAAATAACCCTATTTCTTTGAATTTGTTGTACAATTGTTGTACAATCGTTTTTAAAAGGTATTTTAAACAAAACAAAAAATATGAAACCTACGACTGCGATCGTTACGCGCAACCGCGTTAAAGCAGACGGAACAGAAACCGTTTATTTAAGAATTACTTTTAACCGTACCGCAAAATTTTATGATACCGGCAAAAGCATGTTGCCTGAAGATTTTGCCGACATGATCAACGCGAAACGGCCCCGCGATGAAATGAAAAAACAATTAACCGAGCTTCAGAAAATTGAACAAAAGGCAATTGATATAATTGATAAAATGCCGGTCTTTACTTTCGCGCAATTCGATATTCGATTTAATCAAGATGAAAACGGAGCTGCAGCCACTATTGAAAACAGTTTCAATACCTACATAAAAAATCTACGGCGTGAAAAAAGAATAGGCACGGCCGTTTCATACGAAGCTACTTTAATAAGCCTGGAAAAATTTTGCACTGCAAAAAAGATAAAATGGCCGATAACCTTTTTTGATGTTACCGTACAATTTTTAAAAGATTATGAATATTGGATGACGCACGAAAAAGGAAAATCTGTTTCGACCGTTGGCATTTATTTGCGTTCTTTGAGATCGGTGTTTAATGTTGCAATAAGTGAAAACATTGTTTCAAAAGATTATTATCCTTTTGGCCTGAAGAAAAATTATAAATACGAAATACCAGCATCCAAAAACATAAAAAAGGCGTTGACTCTTCAACAGGTGCAAAGGCTTTATAATTATGAAGCGGCGCCGGGATCTGTTAGCGAGCGCATGTTGGATTACTGGCTTTTTATTTATTTCTGCAATGGCCTTAATGTAAAAGATGTTGCCCTTTTAAAATACAATAACCTTAACGGCGATTTCCTTTACTTCAAACGTGCTAAAACAATAAATACAAAACGTACCATTGAAAATGTAAAGGTGCCTTTGAATGATATTACAAAAGCGATCATTAAAAAATATGGCAATAAAACAATCAGTAATGACGCTTACATTTTCCCGATCCTGCAGCCTGGTATTTCGGCGCAGCGTGAATATGAGGTTATTCAGCAACAAACAAAGCTGATCAATACGCACATGAAATTAATTGCGCAGGATCTTGAAATAAAAAATAAAGTAACAACGTATGTTGCCCGGCACACCTTCAGCACTGTATTAAAACAAAGCGGTGCAAGCATTGAATATATTAGCGAAGCCTTAGGCCATAGTGACATAAAAACCACAAAAAATTATTTGGCAAGCTTTGAGGATGAAACGAAGATTGCAACAAATAACGCCCTGGCTAATTTTAGCAGGACCCGAAAAATTAAAATAGCTGAATGAGTTATTTTAAATGAAAGTTGATCCAGCCGCTATTGCCTATCAAAATAAGCAATAGAATTACGCAGAAAACAATATTGATGGCTTTTTGACTTACGGGCACGTTTGCAATCTGAAGTATTAAAATAACCAGGACAAACAATACCAGGAATATTATTAGAATGTTCATTGTATGAGATTTAATAATAATGATCAAAATTAAACCTTTTAATCTTTTTGCTACTTTTATGCCCTATTTGATTCACGTTGTTAAACTATGATCACACTTTTTTTGATTTGCCATGAACCCGGAATAAGCCCCGGGTTTGTTTTGAATAAATTAAGAATATGGGAATAAGGAATGAAATTTCTATGTTAAACCTTAGACCGCCGCAACCAGGCGAAGTTAGAAACCCTAACGGGCGCAAAAAAGGCAGTCTAAATGCAAAAACAATTATTGGTAAATGGCTTTCAGGTAAGGAGTTTTTAACAGATGAAAACGGGGCGTTGGTTATAGATCCCAAAACAGGCAAGGCAAAACAAGTAACGCAATTTGACTTGATGGTTTTGGCATTGATTAAACGCGGCCGTAAAGGCGACGTTTTCGCATTTAACGCCTTAATGGATCGTTATGATGGTAAGGTGGCTAATAAAACCGAATTAACCGGCGATAATGCCGGTCCCATAATCCTGCAGCTTATGCCGGCGCCAAATTGCGAGCCGTTAGCGAGCGAAGATTAAAACAAAAAATATGAGTGATTTAATTATTACAATGCCGGTTATGTTTGACCAGCAATTTTATCCAGGCGGCTTTCCTATACGATTTATGGATCTACATTATAACGGTGAAAGTTTAAAAGATATTATCACGGAGGAAGTTAAAAATAAATACGGTGATTAGATACTCTTTTACTAACCTAATTGTCATGAAAAGAGAAGTTAAGGCAATTAAGGCTGTAACTGCAATCCAAAAGGTTTCCCAATTAAAACACATCTTAAATGATTTAATTTTTCTTGTTACTCCCTAAAATTATTGCACTTGCAATAAATGAACCGGCACTAATGATAGCCATTGCTAAAGATGCCATCGCCACATTATCTTTTGTTACTTGTACTTCTCCTGTAATTGTATTTATAGGGTGAGTACTATCGGATGTCACGGGTAATAAAGCAAAATGCACTGTAGCCAAAGCTGCCGCAATACCAATTATAATGAAAATGATTGCAAAAATTAAGGCTCTCATAAAAAAAGGCTGCAACATTGCAGCCTTAAATATAAGATATACCCCACTTAATTAGTCTGAAAAATCTAATAACTGAGTTTGTGAACCATCATCATTAAATTTAGGGAAGGCTCTTTCTATTAGTCGTTTGAAATTATTCCAATTATATCCCGAACCTTTACCTAAGGCAATTAATGCAGCGAGATGTTCTTTTAATTTGGGATGACCAAAATCAGTAGTGATAAATTGAGGATGCTTCCCTTTTCTATTTCCTTTTTCGTTTTTCGGATTAACTCTTCTCAATTCAGCTAATACTTTTGGAGCCATCCTGGAATAAACGAAATCATTAATGTGATGCCCTACCCATTGTGGTTTCTGTCCTTTATTAGCAGTTTTCCATGTTAAGCCTTTCATTTTAAAGATCATTTCAAAAAATTCATCAGGGAATGTTTTTATCCATTTGCCTTTTTCTTCTAATAAGAATTTTTCAAGAAATTTTTGTAATGCATCTTTCTCTCTTATTTGTTGGTATCCGGTAGCTTCATCTACTAACGAAATGATACCTACTGTTGCAAATCCTCTTATAAGAGAATGACTTCTTTCGGCATAAATTTTTTGTCGGGCTGATAATACTCCTGCCTTTTCTGCATCTGTATAAACATAACAAACTAATGGTAAAATATCTGCCTTATAACCATAAGCTATTCTACCTCCCGCTATTTCAAAAACAATAGGTTGCGAAGAGGTCATTAACTCATTGGAAACAAACTCCTTAAGATTTGAAGCTCTTAAAAATACGGGCGTTTGGAAGAGTTCACTATCATCATTTATTTCTTCTTTATGTTTCGGGTTGCCCATCCTTCCTAAAGCCCTTAAAAATCCCTCTCTACTTAGAACTCTTTCGCCGGTATCAAGATTGTAACAAGTCATTTTGAATCCTGCTATATCAAGTTCCCCTTGATATAAGGCTTTTGGTAAATTTTTCTTACTCATATTGAAACTGCTTTTAAAATTACTTCTGAAAAAGTGTTTATGTTTTTTCTATTATTATAGCGATAACAAAATTCATCAATGTATTTATTCAAGTATCTTGGTGTTACATAATGATATTGACCGATCACACCACGTTTTAGTAAACTCCAAAAACCTTCTAAAGTATTTGTATGACAAGCCCCGTTTACATATTCTTTCATTGCATGTCTTACTATTTCATGACCATATAATAATGCAAGGCCGTTGTAAGCCCGCCATTCATCTGTCATTAAGGTTGAACCTTCTTTTACATTCTGTTTTATTATAGTGTGCAATGATTTACTTGAAACATCTTTAACTTTCTGAGCTTTCACTTTGCCATCTCTTTGCAATGTTGCAAATACCGGTGTTTTATCTTCACCGCCCCGACCTTGACCGCCTTCGGTTTTTTTATCTTTGTGCCTGTTTTTGTTTTTGCCTCCCACATACGTTTCATCGCATTCTATAATACCTTCTAATAATTCACCCTCCTTATCTTCAAATGCTTTTCTTATGCGCATCATCATATACCATGCAGTATCTTTAGTAACTTCAATATCGCGAGATAATTGACGTGCAGAAATACCTTTCTTTGCATTAAGAGTTAGAGAAATTGCAAGAAACCATTTTTGTAAATCGCACTTGGTTTTGTGAAAGATAGTATGAACGGTTACGCTAAAAGTAGTATTGCAATTATTGCAATGATAGCGTTGTTCTTTTGGAAGTGGTGTTTGATTTTTAGAATTGCAGTAAGGACAAACTGGTTGATTATTCCAACGTACTTTTTCTAAGTGTTTAATGCAGTCTAATTGAGTAGGAAATTGTTTATAAATAGAAACGATATTCATAAAGTGTCTGTGTTTACGGTAGTAAACACAGACACTTAAAATATCAACCAAATTTATTTTCTACCTTTATCTATGACATTACCAAAAGTTTATTTTTTCTTTTTACTCTCGATATGAGTTTTTAAAACCTGTTTAATTATGTAATGCAATGAACGATCTTTTGCAGTTGCTTCACGTTGCAAGATCGGTTTTAATTCGCCCAGTTTTATAGAAGTAGGCTTGTTATTCGCAGCATTATAGTTCATGCAATAAAGGTATTACTTAGTAGTTATTTTTTTACACTTTTTGCCCCTTTTACAATTTTTGTGCAATATTTCTGTATAATGCCGGACGCTTATTACAAGATTTTAAGGTCTAACAACGAAGCTGCTTTTAAAGATGCAGACGAAAAGAAAGGCATTGTTACCGGCTATTTTTCCAATTTCAATAATGTTGATAGTGACGGCGATATAATTCGCGCTGGAGCGTTTTCCAAAACAATAAAAGAAAACGGTCCTAACAGTACACAGCCGCGCATTAAGCATTTGTTCAACCATAACCCAGGGCAACCGTTAGGAAAGCTTTTAACGCTTGCTGAAGATAGCAAAGGGCTTTACTATGAAAGCCAAACCGGCACGCACAGTTTAGGGCAAGACTTTATCAAGATGGTGCAAAGCGGGCTAATAACCGAACATTCTATTGGTTACCGGCCCGTAAAGTGGACACCGATAGAAAACAGTTACGGCCTTGATATGAGCGAAGTAAAGCTTTGGGAAGGTAGCAGTTTAAGCGGTTGGGGCGCGAATGAATTAACGCCGTTAACCGGCATGAAAAACGCAAACAAACAGGATTTTATAAATGATCTTATTAAGCGACAAAACGCGCTTGAAAAGTTTTGCCGCGAAACAACTGCAACCGATGAAACCATTGAACTGTTATTAATTGAAAGCAAACAGCTAACTCAAATAATTTTTGAACTGAAAAATCAAAATACCACAAAGCCGGATGAATCCACTTTGCCGGGAAATGGTGAAGAAGTTTCAATACTTGAAAAATTCATTCACACATTAAAAACGGCATAAAATGAAACCGATTTTAAAATTTCTTTTCGCAATGCTTTACGCGGCGTTTGCAACCTTTGTTTTATCCTCTATATTTAATATAAGCCCGGCAATTGTTTTTGTTGCAATTGCATTTACCGGCTTTGTTATTGGTAAAACCGGCAACGGTGCTTTATTAACAGCATTGGCGCCCGATCTTCAGAAAGCTTTAGATGATCTTAAAGAAGCATTGCAAAAAAGCACGTCAAAAGAATTAAGCGACGAGCTGGAAAAAAAGATAAAAGACTTTGAAGAAAAGCATAAAGATGCTTTGGCAGCTCAAAGTGCAATCAATCTTTTAAAAGATGATCTAAAAGTAATTAAAGACGAAGCCACAAAGCAAAAAGAGGCCGTTGATAAGCTTGCAAAAGATTTAAGCGCCCGGCATTTAAACCCCGAACATTTTAACAAAGACAGTTTCCGGGATGAATTGCTGAAGGGTTTGCAGGCTAATAAAGAAGGCCTTTCCGGTTATAAAAGCAACAGGCGCCCTATCTCAATTGATCTAAAGGCAGCCGGCGCGGATATGGGCGGCGGTAATTTCACCGTTTCACCTACAACCGCACGCTTCCAGGTTGGTACTGATTTAGGACAGGTTTTACAGCCTTTTCCTTCAGCTCACATGCGCAACATTATACCAACAACGCCGGTGCAAGGCGATAGCGTTTATGTTGTTCGTGACAGCGGCGGCAATACCAACGCGGCCGGCGTTCAACCCGGTGCACTGAAACCGCAATCTGACCGCAATTTCGTTAAGGTTATTGTTCCTGTTACCAAGATCGCGCATTGGTACAGGATCCCGGACGAATGGTTGGAAGATCTTAGCTGGTTGGCCAACGATATTTCCCAAATTGGAACAGAGGAATTATTGAAGGTTGAAGATGCAAAGATTATCAGCAATTCAACGGCAAATGAATTTACCGGCTTAACGCAAAATTCAACTGCCTATGCTGCCCCTGCTTCATTGGCATTAAATGTTTATACCCCGAACAATTACGATGTTTTGGTTTCATCCTGGACAGAAGCGCGCAGCCTGAACGAAACACCAAACGCACACATTGTTAACCCCGGCGATTATGCAGGAATGATACTTGCAAAAAGTACAACGGGCGAATATCCTTTCGGGCCTAATTTCCAAATGCCTAACGTTTTGGGCGTTCCTGTTTATCCAGTTACCGCACAAACAGCGGATAACTTTTTAACGATGGATGCGAACCTTTCAACGATCGGCATTCGCCAGGGTGTTAACGTTCGTTTCTTCGATCAGGACCAGGATAACGCGATTAAGAACATGGTTACAGTTGTAATTGAAGAAAGGATCGTTTTAGTTGTTCGCCGTATTACAAGTGTAATTCACGGCACATTTACCGCGGCAAAAACAGCATTATTGCACCCTTAATATTTTGGGTTGGTAAGTATATAGAACCCGGGAAATAAAACGCCCGGGTTTAACACTAAAGTAAATAACATGAAAGCTTTAACCCGTTTCAGCGTAGGTGCACAAATATTCGACGCCGGCGACGAAGTAAATTTAACTGATACCGAAACCGCGTATTTATTAAGCCGCGGTTTAATTGCTGAAGGCGAAGGCAAGCCAAAAAAAGAACCTGAAGAAACGCCGGGCGCAATACCGTTAGACATAACAGAAAAAGCACCGAAAAAAGAAAAAAAGAAAATAGAGCGACCGGGCGATTGATTGAGAACATAAGAAGCTAAAGGGCTGACATTATAAACCGCCCCGCCATTGGTGCGGGGTTTTTATTTTAAAGTATGTACAATTACAATTTTGATGATTACGCATTGCAAAATGAACAAGCAGAAAACCTGGTATTAGAAACAAACATTGATGTTTTACCCGTTGCCACCGAACCAATAACAGTACAAGAGGCGGCCGCCTTTTGTAAGATCGAAGTAACGGACGATGATACAATTTTGGGCGATCTTATAACCGCTGCGCGTGCGCAATGCGAGAAATATACGGGTATTGCCTTTGTGCAACGCAGCGGCTTTATTGCAGTTGTTCGCAATGATCTTGGCGGCGTTCGTTTGCCTTATTCGCCGATCAATAATATAACGGGCGTTTATGACGATACCGACACGCTTTTAGATCCTTCACAATATCAAATTACCGGGGTAAATATTAAGCGCGTTGCATATCCGTGTTATCCGTATTTAAAGATCGTTTATGATAACGGCCCGGCAACATTGCAGGGCTATTTACGCAATGCTTTGCTTAATCAAATTTTATGGTTATATCAAAACAGGGGCGACGCGGCGCAAAATGCGTTTAATGCGTTAAGCCCGCAAGTGCAAAAGCAATTATCAATCTTCAGAATTGTTGTATAAATGAGAGCAAGCGAATTAAATACCAGGGTAACAATAAAACAATATCAATCAACGCAAGATGGCATAACAGGGACCGTTAGCGCAGCTTTACAAAGCAGTTGGCAAAAATGGGCAAAGGTTACGCAGCGCAGCGGATCGCGCGCCCTGGATAGCGCAGCAATAAATTACCGTGAAGTATGGGAAATAATAATTCGCTATGAAGTAAGCCGGCCGACTTCAGCAAATTATAATATTGAATATAACGGCCGCGAAATGAAAATACATTCAGTAACAAGACAGGATGAAGGCTTTGCCTGGTATGAAACAATAACCGCCTATAAGTAACAATGGCATTAATAACAATCGATACAACAGCGTTAACGATCGCAGCAAAGAAAATGGCAACGTTTAACACGCGTTTGCAAAAGGGCGTTGATAGAGTTATGAATGCCAACATAAAAGAAATTGAAGCAACGGCCAAACGTTTAGCGCCTGCAGATCGCGGTTTTTTGCGGCAAAATATTTCAAGTGATACTGATACTTTTTTAGAAAAGAAAGTAACGGTAAATGCGCCTTACGCTGCATACGTGGAATTTGGAACAGGCAAGCTTGCCGCGCAATACGTTGCAACCTTGCCGGCTGATTGGCAAAGCTTCGCGGCACAATTCAAAGGAGCTGCAGGCGGCGGCAATTTTAAACAGTTTGTTTTATTGATCGCTGAATGGATAGGCCGCAAAGGTATAAGCGGTGTTTATTCAGTAAAGACACGCAGACGTTTAGGAAACAAAGCAGCGAACGCCCAAGCCGATCTAAGTTTAGCCTATGTAATTGCGCGAAGTATTTACATGAAAGGTGTTAATCCGCACCCGTATTTATACCCGGCTTATGCAGCGCAAAGCACGGTTATTGTTGAAGATTTGAAAAACATGATACAAGCATTAAAACTGTAGAATGATACAAGTATATTTTAATGAAAAACTGAATTGTTTTCAGGCTTATGCAAATGGCGTTTTGTTGGAGACATTAAACATAAAAATTGAAAGCGACGCAATGGATATTCCGCGCGCGCAAATAAATGCCTTTGTTGAAATAGTGAATTTTCAACCAGGTAAAGAAGCAATCGGCAAATGAAGAATGCAAACGACATAATAACGCAAAAATATTTTCAGTTATTAGCGCCCGCATGCAAGCCCGTGCCTGTTTTTCGTGATGGCTATATACCGAATGATCTGCTTAATGATGCCTATGTAATGATAACTGTTGTAAGCAATGTTGATAACAGCACTATGAACAGCGCCGATACAATTACAAACGTACAGGTTGCCATTTATACAAAAAGCGCTATTGAAAACAATGCTGATGTTTTAAATGATACAGCAAGCAAAATTTTTGAAACAATAATGCCGGGCTATTTCCCTGATAACTTCAGCGGTTTACCGGGGTTAGCGGTATTAACAACTGAATTAACGGGCGATAATAGCCCCGCGCCTTTACAGGCAGGCGCCGATCTTTATATGAACCGTTTTATTTCATTCAAACATTTTATTAATCACTCAATAAATTAAATATTATGCCGAAACAACCATTACCGAATTATGTTGTATTAACGGGCGCAATTTTCGACGGGACAACCGGCGTTACCGAAAAGGGCGTTGTATGTCTTACAACAAACGACATGAACGGAACAACCAACAACATAACAATAGATACTTTTTGCGGTCAGGAAATTTTACCCGGAACGATCGGGCAAACCTTAACCGTTGCTTTTCGCCGTGTATGGAACACCGACGCGGACGAAATAAGCGAGGAGTTTTTTTATGCGGCATGGATGGATAAAAGCCTTTGTCAATTTACCGTCGGGCCTTTAACCCCGGTTGCGGGCGACATAATTTATACGGGAACAGGTTATGTAACGGCGTACACGAACACAAACGCCGCCAATGCCGCGCCAACGGCAAATATGACTATAACATGCGAAGCGCCGTTTACGCCTTCAATTTCTTCATAAGTTTTAAAAAATTTTATGCTGAATAAGATCGAAATAAATGTTTCAGGCCGCGCCCGATTGTTTCGTTTTGATATGTACGCGATGGAATTGCTTTATAATTCTGAAACGCCAAAATTTGCGGGCAAATTGGGTCACGTTGCACAAATGTTATTTGCGGGGCTTTCTTCAGCCTGTAACGCCGCGGGCATTGAAAACGATTTTACGCGGGAAGATGTTTTAAACATGCTGGATGAATTGGCAACAACGGAAACGGGCCGCGAACAGATCAATAAAATAACGGAATGTTTACAAGCTTCGCAAGCTTTTAAAAGCTTAATACAGGCAAATGTAAAGCCTGAAGAAACGGAAAGCGATGAAGAAAAAAAAAGCCCTTTAGTTGGGATGGCGTCCGTGCCTTTGCCTTTGGAGAAATTGGCTTAATGCCTGAAGTATTTTACCGGATGGCCCCGCGGGATTATTACGCAATTGTGGAAGGCTATAATAATAAACGGCGCTATGAAGCAGGATTGTTGCGGTTAAGTGTTTGGGCTTCGTTAAGCAATTGGACGGGATCAATAACGTTTGCCGATTGGTGCAATAAATTTTTTCCGTTATGGTTTGACGGCGAACATAAAGAAGATACGGCCCCGGTTCAAATGAGTAAAGAAGAAATTGCCGCGCTGTTTGAACGGCATAAAACTTTACACGCGGTTAAATAATTTTTGAAAATGTACACATTTTTAAAATGGCTGATTTAGAAACGTTAAATATTATAATCAAAGCCAATACGCAAGACGCGGACGCGGGTTTAAATCAGGTTTCAAAAGAATTGGCGAACGCGGCGAACGCGGCGTTAAAAACCGATAGCAGCATTGATAAATTAGGTAAGACGTCTTACACCACGCGCTTTGCGGTGCAAAATATGGCAAATGTTTTCCGTGATTTGCCTTATGCTATCAATAACCCGGCAATAGGCGCAACGGTTTTAGATCACGTTTTAGCGTCGGTTCAAATGCTGAAGGCGGAAACCGGATCGTTAAAGGGCGCGTTTTCGGCTTTAGCAGAAAGTTTATCAGGAACGGGCGGCCTATTGGTTTTATTTAATTTATTATCTACTGCTTATGTTTTATTTTCAAACCATACAAAAGACGCGGCAAAAGATACTGAAACCTTTGCCGACGTTTTAGATAAAGCACAAGCCGGGGCAATTTCCACAAGCGTTAAACTAAAAGAATATGTAGAAATAGCCCGGGATAATACTAAAAGTTTATCCGAACGCAACGAAGCGTTAAGCGAAGCTAACAAGCTAATGGACGGCCACGGGCAAAAATTAACCTTAGTAAACATAAACACGAAGGCTGTAACGGATCAGGTTAATAATTTAACGCAAGCGCTTATTGCGCAAGCCGTCGCCGCTAAATATGCGGATCAGGTTGCCGACCTTGTAATTAAACAGCAAAAAGCGGCTTTAGATTATGGCAAAGCAAAAGCCGATTATTTAAAGGCTTATGCCGATTCGCAAGATAAGGCCGGGGCAAGCGCTTCGCCTTATTACGATGCAACAACGCAAAAAGTTACGGCCGCGGCGCAAGCCTTTAAAAAAGCACAGGAAGCCGCCGACAATTATCGAAGTATCAGCGACGAATTAATTAGTGATACGGGCGATATGAACACGCAAATAGAAAAGGCAACGGCCTTATTTGGGGCTTTGGGAACGCAAACCAAAGGCGCGGGTAAAAATGCTGAAAGTATTAAAAAGGTTTTAGACGAATTAAAAAACCAATTGTCGGGCATATCGCTTTTGGATAAAGTTTTGGGAACAGATAGCACAAGTCAAAAAGTCGAAAATTTAAAAGCCGCGGTTAAAAAGCTTTTAGATTTAAAGGTTGATCCAAACAGCACAATTATTTCGCAGCTTGTCGGCGACATAAACAAACTTGAAGATAAGCCGCTTGATTTCCCGGTGAAGGTTGACAAAAATCAAATAGGACAAATTGCAATTAATACAGGCGACCATATTCACGATACCATACAGAAAACTTTAGACGGCAAACCCGGGGTTAAACCGAAAGTTGATATTAATACAACAGAATTAGAAAAGCAAGCCGAAAAAATGGCTGATATATTAAGCAGCGGCTTAGGCGA